AAAGCCAACAACATGTCCGAGGCTCTGCAAGACGTGATGAATAAGAACAAAGTCATGCTTGATAGCAAGTCCGATGGAGCCATCACGGTGACCATCACAAAACAGTTTTCAAAGCAAGCAGCAATGTCCCACTTTGAGGCGCAAAATAAAGTACGTATCATGGTCGCTGAGACTGAGCAGTCCATCATGGATTTAATTAAACCCCCTGTTAAACATTAGGAGCAATCATGGCTACACGCAACTACCGCAGTGAGTACGACAACTACCAAGGCACACCCGAGCAGATCAAGAAACGCGCAGGCCGAGTCAAGGCTAGGCGGATGATGGAGAAGACGGGTTCTGCCACCAAGGGTGACGGCAAAGATGTGGATCACATCAAGCCCATGCGCTCAGGCGGTACGTCAACGAAGGGCAACCTTCGAATGCGAAGTAAGTCAGCGAACCGATCAGATAATAAATAAACGGAGAAAGCATGGAAATCATCGAGGACAAAGCACTTGTCTTTCGCACCCGCAACCCACAGAAATATCAGGTAATCCCAAAACACAAAGTCATCGAGCGTATGGATGGCGGCTACGACGTAGCTGTGTATTGGGGGCTTGACGAATGTCGGGTACTGCGTAACCTAGGTGTTAAAAACATTCAATCGCCTATCACTAGGCGCTACAACTGGCCGGGTAAATACAAACCCATGGCTCACCAAATTGATACGGCATCCTTCTTAACGCTCAATCGCAAAGCCTTTGTGTTTAGTGAGCCGGGCACTGGAAAGACGCTCTCAGCTTTATGGGCGGCTGACTACCTGATGGAACGTGGCGAAGTAAAGCGCTGTTTGATACTGTGTCCCTTGTCGATCATGCAGTCTGCATGGCTTGGCGATCTGAACAACAGCATCATCCATCGCTCTGCCATCGTCGCGCACCATGCGCAGGCTAGTCGGCGTATCGAGATGGTTCAGCAAGATTACAAATTTGTAATCGCCAATTACGATGGGTTGAACCTGATCGCTGACGAGATCAATAACGATGGGCGCTTTGATCTAATCATTGTTGACGAGGCTAACGCCTACAAAACCATGACGACTAAGCGTTGGAAGACCCTGAAGTCCATCATCAAGCCCAATACATTCCTGTGGATGATGACGGGTACACCCGCATCGCAGTCCCCTGCGGATGCGTACGGCTTGGCTAAGCTTGTCAATCCTGATGGTGTGCCCAAGTTCTTCACTGCGTGGCGCGATCAGGTCATGCACAAAGTGACGATGTTTAAGTGGGCGGCTAAACCCAACGCACCAGAATTGGTACATGAGGCACTGCAACCCGCTATCCGCTTTACCAAAGAGATGTGCCTTGACTTACCGCCTGTCATCACCATGACGCGAGAAGTTCCGCTGACGCCACAGCAAGCCAAGTACTACAACATGCTCAAAGACAAAATGATGGTGTATGCGGCAGGCGAGACGATCAGTGCAGTGAACGCTGCAGCAGGCGTCTCTAAGCTCTTACAAATCAGTTGTGGTGCGGCCTACACAGACGACAGGGAAGTTGTGGAGTTTGACTCAGCGCCTCGCCTTGGTGTGCTTGAGGAAATCTTGGAGGAGACAAACCGCAAGGTCATCATCTTCGCCTTGTTCCGTAGCACCATCGACACGATACACAACCACCTCTTGAAGAAGGGCATCGCCAACGAGTGCATCCACGGCAGTGTGACACCGCCCAAACGCGCAGACACCATCCGTAGATTCCAAAGCGAACCTGATCCCCGCGTGTTGGTGATGCAACCGCAAGCTAGTGCCCACGGGATTACCCTAACTGCCGCTGACACAGTGGTGTTTTATGGGCCACTCATGAGCGTTGAGCAGTACGTGCAGTGCATAGCACGAGCCGATCGCAAGGGTCAAGACTCCGACAAGGTTACTGTGATACACATTCAAGGTAGCCCAATCGAGAAGAAGATGTTTAAAGCATTAGAAGATAAAGTAAGTGACAACTCTTTACTTACAGAGATGTTCGACACAGAAATAAATTCATGAAAGGGGGTTGCAACACGAAGAAATCTATGTAAACTGTCAAACCTTAGACAAAAACAATACAGGAGAAAGCACAATGTCTGAAGAAACCCAAGAGCCAGTACCTCTGGACAGGCTCGCAAAAATCTATCGCAAAATCAAGGAGCGCATCGACCTGCTGACGCAAGAGTACGACAACGAAATCGAAACTCTGAAGGCACAGCAAGATGAAGTTCGCTTTGCGATGAAAGACCAGATGAAGTCCATGGGCGTCAAGTCCGTGCAGACTTCCTTTGGAACTGTGTCAATGGTGACCAAGACGCGTTACAACACGCAGGACTGGGACTCATTCAAGAAGTTTATTCTTGAGCATGAAGTCGTGGACTTGCTGGAGAAACGCATCGCGCAAACCAACATGGCACGGTACCTCGAAGAGAACCCGGGCTCTCTCCCGCCGGGCTTGAACTCTGTAACGGAGTTTGAGATTCGCGTAACTAAACCAACCAAGTAAATTTATCATGACTAATATCGCACTATTCAACCCTTCCAATGTTCCCTCATTCGCACGCAACAACGAGTTGTCTGACACAGCCAAAGCCCTCACGGGCGGTGGCGTAGGCACTAGCACCAAGCGCATCTCCATCAAAGGCGGTGTGTTCCGGTTGCTGGCCGGTGGCAAAGAGATCGCTTCTATTGACGAGCGCTTCTTGGACGTTATCATCGTCAAGGCTGCCCCCAAGGTCAGCCGTATCTTCTACGCTAAGTCTTATGACGGTGACAACATCACTGGCCCTGACTGCTGGAGCAACGATGGCGAACGCCCTGACGCATCCGCTGAGAACAAGCAAGGTACTACCTGCATGTCCTGCCCTCAGAACATCGCAGGGTCTGGCCAAGGCAATAGCCGTGCTTGTCGCTACCAACAACGCTTGGCTGTGGTGCTTGAGAACAACATTGAAGGCGACATACTGCAGTTGACTTTGCCAGCCACTTCGGTGTTTGGTAAGGAAGACGGAGACAAACGCCCATTGCAAGCCTTCGCCCGTAACTTGGCGATGCAGAACCCTCCCATCAGCCCCGAGATGATTGTGACTCGCATGAAGTTTGACACGAAAGCAGAAGCGCCCAAGTTGCACTTCGCGCCTAGCCGTTGGCTGACTGACGAGGAGTATGCAATTGTTAAGACGCAAGGCGACAGCGATGAAGCCAAGCGTGCAGTTGTGATGACTGTTGCCGCCGCTGATGGTGTGAAGACTGCACCTAAGTTGGCCATCGAAGGCAAGCGCCCCATGGGTGAGTTGACCAAGGAAGAAGACGCTCCAGCATACGAGCCGATCGCGGCCAAGGCAAAAGCGAAAGCCAAGCCTGTCGAGGTAGAGGAGGATGCTGAACCAGAAGTCCGCAAGGAATCTTCTAAGCCGTCTGCTGTGCCTGCCAAGAAAGGCAAGCTCGCTGACATCGTGTCCGATTGGGACGATGAGTAATTGAATCGGGGGGAAAGCTGTGCAAAGTTTTAAAGCTTGCGGACGAGCAGTTAGTACCCCCACCTAAAACACTATGGCCTATTCACAAAAAGTAATTGACGCAGTCATGGCTGCAAAGAAAACGCCCGGCAATCAGCTTGGACGTTGGGCGATCTATTTGGATTTCCCTGTGACGAAGATTGCTTATGCGCTCGGGGTCACACGCCAAACTGTGTACAACTGGTTTGAAGGTCCTCAAAGGACGCACAACAAGCATGGAGAAGAATATGCAAGGAATACAACCTAGAACCCTGACTAACAGGGAACTCATCAACTACTGCGCTGATGCGGTAGATGATTCGTTTGGTATGCCAAAAGAGTGGCAGAAAGAATTACTACGCCGATTTGTGGCACTTTCCCCAACAGACGAACACCCGTTCATCGATCCAAACCAACAAAACCTTTTCTGATTAAGGCGGACAAATATGGAACCGCTTGAGTTTGTAGCGGCTGTTTTGCCACCGCCCGGAAATGGGCGTTATTGCGTGGTGGAACTTTCAAGAAAAAAAGAACATGCCTATGTTCACACACTGGAGGAAGCACAGCCTTTCATCGACAGATGGAAGCAATCGGGTGAAGACATTTACTTTGGGTTAGGTACGTTTGGGAACGAGAACATTTTCTTT